TTAGGCGTGTAGCTAGAACGGTTTACGAGGGTTCGACTCCCTTGCTAGCTATTACCAGTCAATATATACGGAAAAGAGGAGCCTTTTGATTTTTTTCATTCAAATCGGCGGAAGCGTGACTGGTCGTGGATGCAACAAAATCCAGTAAATAAACAATTAGAATCGAGGAACCTTTTTTATTTCGTTTACTAATCTAAAGCGTGTTACTGGTAACGTGATTATTCAAGGCTCTATGCCTGCAAGCAGATATAGGTCAGAAATCTCCATAATTCATCCAACTTAATTCTTGTATTATTTCAAAAAGGAGGAAAACCTCCAAAATGATTTCACTATATCTAGGCTGGAATGGTTGCTCAAGGGGTTCGATTCCTCTTGCCAGTCATTGTCTGTCAAACACTAAAAATAAAAAAATGAAGCTAAAAAATGAATATAGATTTTTAGTGGCTTGAACACTTTTTCAACATCGGACAAGCTGACAGACCTTGTCCAAACAAAACCCAGCAAATTTAAGAAAAAAGGATGTGAAAAACACCTCTTTCTTATTGATATCTTGCATTACTAAAAAGCCAAAGACCTTGCTGGTGTCGATGGCTAGAAAGGAGGTAGCACCAAGGCTCACAAACTCAATCTTTTCATATCTCTTAATACTGAGCCGGAAAAATAAAAAAAGACCCAGACTAATGCCTAGGACTGTTCAAATGCTAATAATATTATTATACCATAAAGGAATGTAATTTATGAGAACAGTGGAACGGCTGCAACAAATCAAGGCGCTTGATAGATACATTGACAGTCAGATAGAACAAATCAAACGATTGGAATCACAAGCGCTAAAAGTAACGGCTGGTGCAATGCAAACAGACATGGTCCAAGGTGGCAAACGTAAGGGCAAGGATGATATCTATGTGGAGCTTATGACGGCTCGTGAAGAAGTAGAACGGTTCACCGCTGAAGCTATCAAACAGAAACTAGAGTTTCGCCGGCAGATAGCAAACGTGGGGGATATAGATGCTAGGTCCCTACTGCAAATGGTTTATATAGACCAGCTGGATATCTGGCAGATATGCGACCGCATGGGCTTTAGTAAGGCTACCTACTACGTTAAGTTAAGACAAGCTGAGAAGTATTTGGATTGATTTATAGTGGTATATACCAATCCATACACCATCATACTAACAGCGTGGTAATATAGTATTATCGAATCAGAAGGGCACAGTGGTGTTCTTCTTTTACTTTATCTGAAAGGAGGTATGCCAATGCCAATGGTCAGACGATGTAAGGCAGAGGGGTGCCGTGCCTTAACAGAGAGACCAGCACACTACTGTACTACACACAAGGACATGGAAGCAGCATACACTGAGGAAAGGCAGAGATACTCACGGACGAGATACAACACACGAGTAAGGAACCGAGACGATGAGAGCAAGGGACGGTATGCGTTCTATCGCTCGAAGGTGTGGAGTTCTATTCGTAAGATAGCATTGGAACGTGACAACTATCTATGTCAGTACTGTCTAGCGTTGGGTGTGACCACACCAGACGCTCGTATAGGCGACCACGTTACACCCGTTGAAATAGCTCCAGAACTTCGAACTGAAATTTCAAACGTGGTAGCAACGTGTCGAAGCTGCGACAATACGAAACGTACTCTAGAACAAGAAATCTATGGTACTGGTCAAAATAGAACGAAACAAAACACCGAGCTACGACTTTCCGTGGCTACGTGGGCAGATTTAATAGCCCGCAAAAAAGAGGACGTTGTTAAACCCCTCTAATAAGCCCATAGCACGATTTTAGAATAAGGGTGGTATAATAACCCTAGAGACGATTTAAAATTGACCCCCGCCCCCTTCTCGTGCCAAGGAGAGCCGCCACAAGGTGTTTTCTTACACCGCACGCCAATTTTGAGGGTTTTAACAAGGGTCTATTTTTAATTTAGGAGGTGAGAGCGTGGCAAATAAGTCACCGGCAAGGCGTGAGCCGTTTTACAAACAAAATGACCGTTTTCTACCGCTTGACCCACCGAACTACTTAGGAACAGTAGCGAGGACGGTTTGGACTAAAATCATTCCATTTTTAAAAGCAACAGAAAAGGTCGAACGCATTGACACCTTTCTGGTAGAAACCTACTGCACGACATACGAGATTTACAAGAAAGCCTACGAGGACGTGAAAGAAAACGGTATCCAAACCGAGATTATTAAATATATCCAGTCTCCCGGAAGTGGTGAAATTTTAGGTGAACAATCAATGGGATTCAAAAAGAACCCAGCCGTTGCTACGATGAAAGACGCTGCCGAAACCCTTAATAAAATAGGCATTCAGCTAGGCTTGACCCCTAAAGGACGGGCAGAATTGGCTGAAATAGCCGGAAGCCAAGCGGATAATACATCTATGAAAGATAAAATGGCAGCATTCTTCAAATAAAGGAGGTGAAACATGCAAGAGATTGATTTAACTAAAACGAAAGATGTAATCGGTGCTTATAATAGCATCGATTTTTCTTACGAGCAAAAAACATATACCGACTATGGCACGCAATACTGTTTTAACGTGCTAGATGGCAAGATTGTCGCTGGTTACAATATCCAATTAGCATGTTTCCGACACCTCCGAGACTTGCAACGACAAGGAGATAGCGATTTTCCTTATGTCTACTCGATTGAAGCATTTAACCGTTTCTTGAAATTCCTATCATTAGTGCCAAACGTTGATGATCTTAGCCAAAAGCTAGAGCCTATGGATTGGCAATATTTCATATTTGCCCAACTATTCGCATGGTTCGATTTAGACGATGTACCAAGGTTTTCGAATATCATTATCTCGATTGCCCGTTCGCAAGGGAAAACGATGATAGCTGGGATTTGCCTTAATTTCTCTTATCTGATTGAAATTATCGGGCAAAGCAACCAAGACTTCCTTGTTAGCTCGCTAAACTTCGACCAAACAATGAAGCTGTTCACTTATGTTAAATCTATGATGGCGAGAATCATTGAAAACGAGCCGTTTAAGTCGCTAGCAGACGAAACGCAACTTCAATTGTATTCACGAGAAATTAAGTCGCTCGTAGACGCTAATACTATCCATACTATTTCTTTTGAATCCGGTAAGTTTGATGGTAAGCACTTTAAGTTAGCCGTAGCCGATGAGGTTGGTGAGCTTAGAACGGATGAAGGTATCTCTAAAATTACATCCGGACAAGTTAATACCGAGGGTTCACGTTTTATTGAGATTTCGACCTCTTACCAAACACCCGATGTTCCATTCCATCAAGAGCAGAAAAAACTGATTGAGATTATGGAACGTGATTTTGACCGTTCTGGTGATGATCAGTTATGTCTAATCTGGTCTCAAGATAACTTGGAAGAAGTTTTTAAACCGGAAACATGGTCAAAAAGTAACCCACTACTTAACCACCCTAAACTAAAGGATGGACTGATGAAAGGGCTACTTTCTGAACGTGATAAGAAGCTACTCATGGGAAAACTAGCTGATTTCCAAGTCAAAAACATGAATTGTTGGTTACTTGCTGATAGCAATAGCTTTCTTGATCTAACAGATATTGAAAATGCAGTCGTTGATGAATTTGATATCAAGGGTAAGCGTGTTTATGTTGGGCTTGACGCTTCAATGTTCAGCGATAACACAGCCATCGGTTTCGTCTATCCCTATGTTACTGAAGAAGGTAGTCAGAAATGGCATGTTGAACAACACAGTTTCATTCCTTGGCAACAAGCGGGCTCGATAGAAGCCAAAATGGAGCAGGACGGTGTTAACTATCGAGACTTAGAAACCAAGGGTTTTTGTACAATTACAAGTCACCCACAAGGGCTAATCAACCCAGAGGAAGTCTACCGTTGGTTTTGTGAGTATGTGGAAGATAATCAGCTTGATGTGGTCTTCTTTGGCTACGATGCCATGATGGTATCTAAGATTATCAAAGCTTTGGAATCTAACACTAGCTTTCCACTTATGCCGATTAGACAGCGTACCAGCGAATTGAAAGACCCTACAAAATTCCTTCAAACGCTATTTATCGAAGGGAATATCACTCGCCTTGATGATGAAATCATGCGTAAAGCCTTGATAAATGCGGTAATTAAAGAGGATAACATCGGCATCCAAGTCGATAAAATGAAATCAACCTATAAAATCGACGTGGTGGATGCTCTTATCGACGCATTTTATGATGGCATGTATGCGTTCGAAGACTACGCTATTACCAATAACCCAACGTGGAAGGTAGAGCACATGAGTCAAGAGGCCGTTTTAAATTGGCTGAAAAACCCAGATAGTGGGTTATTAGAGGAGTATTAATATATGATTTTGAAGTTTTTTAAGGCAATTTGGGCTATTTTTGACATTCTTATGTTTATTTTAGCTGCAATTTCGCTTAATTTAACCACTTATAACCTCGGTTACGTGTGGTTTGGTATTAGCATGACCATTACATTCGTACTAGCTGGGTTGATTAGTGAGCTAGCCGCAAAAAAAGGCTAGAAAGGAGGTGATAATAATTGCCGATATTTAATTTAGCAACCGAAAGCCCACCGAGCAATCAAGGGGGCTTTTTTGATATCACTGATCCAGAGTTTTTAGCTACCTTGAATGGTAGTGAGTGGGTATCAGCCGAAAC